AAAATCTGGCGATTTGCCAGAAGCAGGCAAGTTTAAGAATGTACCAGGCAAAGGCACAGCCAACAGCAAGTTAGCAGCTGCACCCAAGCCAGTTACAGCACAAGCCGCTGGTGTAAACACAAAAACACCTTTTCCAAAAGGTTAATTCAGAGATATGGCTCGATATCTAAAAGAACATCTAAGCTTCACTCAGGCGGGCATTGAATTGCTCACTGAGGAAGCCCACGATGGCTCTGGCAAGACCATGAAGTTACGTGGTGTTTGCATTGAGGGCGGCGTAAGAAACGCCAACGAGCGTGTATATCCTGTAAATGAAATTGCCAAGGCAGTTGATACCATCAACGAACAGATCAAAACCGGTCACTCAGTTTTGGGCGAAGTTGATCATCCAGATGATTTGAAAATCAATCTAGATCGTGTGAGTCACATGATTGAAAAAATGTGGATGGAAGGTCCAGCTGGCATGGGCACATTAAAGATATTGCCAACACCCATGGGCGAACTGGTCAAGACCATGTTGCAGTCGGGTGTGAAATTAGGTGTTAGTAGTCGTGGCAGCGGTAATGTCAACGACCATAACGGACATGTCAGTGACTTTGAAATCGTCACTGTAGATGTGGTTGCTCAGCCAAGTGCTCCAAATGCATACCCCACAGCGATCTACGAAGGCCTGTTAAATCATGCCGGTGGACAACGCCTGTTGGACATGTTCAAAGACCCAGCCAAGAGCAACAAAGCACAGAGATACGTCAAGGACGAAGTAGTTCGTCTGATCCGTGGTCTCAAGATTGAAGGGAAATAATATGCTAGATGCTATTAAACCGTTACTAGATAGCGATCTGATCAACGAAGAAGCTCAACAGCAAATCTCAGAAGCATGGGAAGCCAAGTTGAACGAAGCTCGTGAACAGGTACGTGCAGAACTCCGCGAAGAGTTTGCACAACGCTATGAGCATGACAAGTCAGTGATGGTGGAAGCCCTGGATCGTATGGTAACAGAAGGTCTAACCGCAGAACTCGAGCAGGTACAAGCTGAAAAGCAAGCACTCGCAGAAGATCGCGTCCGTTTCCAAAGCAAGATGAAAGAGTCAGCCACAAAGTTCAACAACTTTATGGTTACCAAACTTGCTGAAGAAATTGGCGAACTGCGCAAAGATCGCAAGATGCACAGTGAAGGTATTGAGAAACTGGAAAGTTTCGTAGTACATGCACTGGCACGCGAGATTCAAGAATTTGCAACAGACAAACAAGATGTGGTCAACACAAAAGTTCGTTTGGTGCGTGAAGCTCGCGCTCAGTTGGAAACACTCAAGGCACGTTTTGTAACAGAAAGCGCCAAGAAGATGTCCAACGCTGTTAGCACACATCTTAAGGGTGAACTCAGTCAGTTGAAAGAAGACATCAAGGTTGCTCGCGAGAACAATTTTGGTCGTCGCATTTTTGAAGCGTATGCCAGTGAATTTGGCGCAACTCATTTAAATGAGAAGCAAGAAGTTCGTAAACTGCATGACACAATCGCTGCCAAAGATGCTAAATTGGCCGAAGCCATCAAATTCACCCAGAAGGCGAAAGTCCTGGTTGAAAACAAAGAACGCGAAATACGTATCATCAAAGAATCTAATCAGCGTGAAGCTGCCTTAGAGGAATTGCTGGCTCCTTTGAACAAGGAAAAAGCAGAAGTGATGCGTAATTTGCTCGAAAGCGTACAGACAACACGTTTGTCCAGTGCTTTTGAAAAGTATCTACCAGCGGTTTTAGAAGATCGTTCCACAAAAGCCTCCAAGGTGATTGTAGAATCATTATCCGAAGCCACTGGCGATAAATCTGCCCGCAGTCCAGATGCAGATCAAGTTGAAGAACAATCCAACGTGATCGATCTAAAGCGTTTGGCAGGGCTGTAAACCAAAGACATAATAAAGGAGACTTAAATGTCACAAGAATTATTAGAAGGTCGTTGGGACGAAACCAAGGATGCGTTGCTAGAAGGCCTCACAGGCTCCAAGCGCAATTCCATGAGTGTAATCCTTGAAAATACCAAGAAGTACTTGCGTGAAAATGCAACTTCTGGTTCAACTGGTTCTGGTAACATCGCTACATTAAACCGTGTGATTCTGCCAGTGATTCGACGTGTTATGCCAACTGTTATCGCTAACGAGTTGGTCGGCGTACAGCCAATGACAGGTCCTGTTGGTCAAATCCACACATTGCGTGTTCGTTATGCACAGAGTTTGCAGGATAACTCACAAGCTGCTACCAGTGTTACAGCTGGCCAAGAAGCTTTGAGCCCATTCACAATCGCTACTGCATACTCCACTGTACCACAAGGCCAAACAACAGCTAGTGGTTACACTGGTAACAACACAGCAACAATGGAAGGTACAGGCGGTAAGCAAATTTCCGTACAGATCTTGAAACAAGCTGTTGAAGCTAAGACACGCAAGTTACAAGCTCGTTGGACATTTGAATCTGCACAAGACGCACAAGCCATGCATGGCATTGACGTTGAAGCAGAGATCATGGCTGCTCTTGCACAAGAGATCACAGCTGAGATCGACCAAGAGATCCTCTTGAGCCTCCAGACATTGGCAGCTACAGAGTACACATACAACCAAGCTACTGTATCCGGTACAGCAACATTCGTTGGTGATGAGCACGCCGCTTTGGCAGTGTTGATCAACCGCGTTGCTAACTTGATCGCTCAGCGTACACGTCGTGGCGCTGGTAACTGGTGTGTTGTATCTCCAGCTTCCTTGACTGTATTGCAGTCTGCAACAACTTCAGCTTTTGCTCGCACAACAGAAGGCACATTTGAAGCACCTACAAACACCAAGTTTGTTGGTACACTCAACGGTGCAATGCGTGTGTTTGTAAACAGCTATGCTCAAGATACACAAAGCGTGTTAGTAGGCTATAAGGGTACAAGCGAGGCAGATGCTGCCGCGTTCTATTGCCCATACATTCCTTTAATGAGCAGTGGTGTTGTATTAGATCCATCAACTTTCGAACCAGTCGTATCATTCATGACACGTTATGGTTTCGTAGAGTTGACCAACACAGCATCCAGCTTCGGTAACGCAGCTGACTATGTTGGCGAGATCGCTGTACAAAACTTGTCATTCTCCTAATCAGAGAAGCACAGAATCATCTTGTCCTTCGGGATGGGAAGAGCAAGAAGGCACCGCAAGGTGCTTTTTTGTTGGCCGCAGGCATAAGTAACAGATAACACAAGGAACAGAATCATGGTAGCATTCACAGTACAGATACAAAACGGATGGCAGGTAGGCCCCGGTTGGCAAATGGGTGCGGTCAGCGGCAGTACTCCAACTCCCGGAGTTGACGGCTCCTTTGGCTATGCCGAAATGAGCCCACCTGTCATAGCTGGAAATCAACTGGAAGACAGCACAGCTACAGTAAACGACCCTACTGGTTTTACCATCAACAGTCCTTTGTTTTCCGCAAGCGGTCCCAGCACCGGCACTGGTTTCCTAGTCTTATCTACCACAACCAGTAACAACACCTTCCTAAATACTCTGCCAGGACCGGCATTCTATAACATTACCTTGGGTGCCGGCAGCACCGCTACCAACGGCACAGCATACATCAGCGGTATTTCGCCCTTGATCATGTATTTGAGCGAAGGCTTGACTTATCCGTTTACTGTCAACTATCCTATCACCATCACCAACACCACACCCTTGCCTAGCCTGACCATCAATGCTGGTGACTTTGGCTCCGTTAGTGCTGTAGGAGGATCGTGGGATGGAACCTACTATACTGTTCCTCCTGGCTCCAATGTGTATAACTACTATCTAGAGTTGTTGGGTGCCAGTCCCAGTGCTCAGTCCACCATTGACAGCTTCTTTGCCGCAGCTGGACTCAGCACCACCAACTATCCAGGTTATGTGTTCCAGGCCCTGTGGGCTGACGGCCGCATTGGTCTAGTGCGTGCTGGTTTTGACGACAATGCCGGCTCTGGCCGCATGTATCTTAGCCCAATCGACAGCACCGACCCTGCCTGGAGGACCAGCGGCGCAGATCCAGCCACAGTTCCAGCCTTGGCCGGCGCCTGGAAGTTTCCGGTCACTTTGACCGCCTGGACACCCACTATAGAACTCACCAACAACTGGTGCTAACCCAACAAGGAAAATAAATCATGTCAATATTCACAGTAGATCCACAACCCGGAGATCCAGGTTTCTGGGAATGGGCCAGAACCAATCGCAAATGGAATGGCAAGTGATTGCCTAGACTCACTGAACATTTTTATCATGCCAGCCAGCGTCAACCCACACGCTACTATATAGAAACTGGCACCTATCGCGGTGATGGCATTGGTCATGTGGCTGATATGTACGAGCAGGTTCATTCTGTTGAACTGAGTGATACGTGGTATCGTCACTGCGTAGATCGTTTTAAAAATCACCCCAACATACACCTACACCTTGGCAATTCTAAAACAGTGCTTCCAGAACTGCTGGCCACCATGCCAGAACCTGTGACCATCTACCTAGATGCCCACTACAGTGCCGGTGATACGGCCATAGGCGATGAAATCAAATACGGACGTTCAGGAACACCGCTCCTGGCCGAACTAGAAATACTTCAGAAGAGACCCTACAACGACATCATCATAGTAGATGATACTAGACTGCTGGGTGGATTTGGTTGTGTAAACGGTGGTGCCGGCACCGAGATGTGGCCTTCGTACCTGTACGATTGGACCGATACCACAGAAGAAGCCATAAGAATGCGACTCAAGCCCGGCTACAGCATACTAAAAAATCAAAACAACACAGCCTTTACCGACGGTCCACAAGACCAGTGGGTCCTGACTCGCCTGGGCTAGATCTTGTACCAGCTGAGATACTTGTGTATTTTTTCTGTCACAGTGTTCCAGTCACCAATTGTGGGCTGACGGAACAGGCGTGCGGTGGTGTACCAGGGGCTGGAATCACGATTCAACAACCAGCGCCAATCCAAAGCAAACTGATTCAACATGACCCAGACTGGGCGACCCAAGGCGCCCGAAAGATGCGCCACAGCAGTATCCACAGCAAGAACCACGTCCATATGATGTATCAAGGCCGCTGAATCAGCAAAGGTTTGGATGCTACCAGGGTAAGCCTGTACACCGGCTGCAACTAACGCGGCCTCTTCTTCGGCAGTGCAATCACACTGTAGGTTGACCCACTCATAGGTGGGATTTTGTTTGATCAAGGCCAGCATGCTTTCGAATGGCATGCCCTTGTGCTGGTTGATCCAGGTATCTCTACGACCCGACCAGCAGAAACCCACACGCAGGCGTTTCTTAGGTCCCAAGCGGTCGCCCCAGGCCTTGATCATAGCAGGATCTGCATACAGGTACTGTTGTACATGCTCAAGATTATCCAAAGTAACACCCAGATAACCCGGAATACTCATGATTGGCGTCCAGTAATCAAATTCAGCTGTGCTCAGATCATCCACGAATTCTGAGATACAGCTCATACTGCGGAACAACGGAACCAGGCTGCTGTTGACCGCTACCTTGACTTGGGCGCCGCGATCAGCTAAATTCTTAGCAAAGCGTATGAACTGCAAGTTATCACCGTGTCCTTGTTCGCCGGTGATTAAAATAGTTTTACCCTGCAGGTCCTGTCCGGTCCAGCGAGGTTGTGGCAAATTGGGCAAGAGTCCCTTGAGATGCTCGTACTGCCAGCGTTCTTCATACTGAGGCCAACCATTCTCATAGTCGCCTGCCAGGAGATAGGCCACAGCCAGATTGAATCTAGCAGTTTCGTTGGTAGGGTCCAGACGTATAGCCTGCTTTAAAAAAGGTATGGCTGCTTCGGGTTCACCGCACTCTCTCAGCACGTTGCCATAGTTGTTCCAGGCTGCCGGTACCTGACGATTGGCCGCTATGACCTGTACATAACAGGATAGGGCCGCTTCAGGATTGTGTTGGGCTCGGTAATCGTTGCCGAGATTGATAGCTTCGTTGATGTCCATGGACTTATTTAATAATAGCCACTGACCTAGTCAAAATATCTATCAACCCATAAATACAAGTCAACGCAATAGTGCGTTTTATGCTGAAAGGGGAACCCAACAGCGTAGCGGCTAGAACCCGCATGGGACTTCTTTAAGGAGAAAACAAAATGGGTCGTCCACTTAAAATACAAAAATTAAATGCCGGTACTCCAACAGATATCGGTTTTAACAGTTTTGCCAATTTGGATCCTGGCACAGCCGTGGTTCCTGTTGGAATGACAGCTTCAGAATTCTTGGGCGTAGTTGGTGGTAGCAACACCAACGTGGCTACATCGTCTTATCCAGTGGTAGCTATCACTGCCAATGTAAACGGTCAGCAAGGTTCAGCACACATTATTCGTCAAAAGAGTCAGATCAAGTACTTGGTAGCAGGCGAAGACTCGGTGACAGCCGGATCATTTACACCTGGCTTCAGCTATCAAATCCTCAGCTTGGGCAATACTAACTTTACTGCTTGTGGTGCTGGTATCAACCCACAGGTAGGTGATGTATTCACAGCCAACAATGCCGGATCCGGTTCTGGTACAGCCAGCGACGCTGGTCAGTGTGTATTGACACCTAGCGGCACAATCAGCTCAGGTCAAATGAATATGACATTTGATGCCAACGGCGGTACGGTTTATGCTACTCGTTTGACCAACAAGTACATCTGGGACAACTCAACACCTCCTGTTCGCTACGCTGTGAACTTCTTTGTTGCTGGTGAAACAAATCCAGTTACATTAAGTAACGTGCAAGTGGCCAACACCACAGGTTGGTTTACTGCCAATGCTACTACTATTGTATCGGGTGCGGTTATTTCAGTCAGTGGTGCATTTACCGGCAATGCCACGATCACTGGTTATTCTAACCCAACCAACTACTATGTAATTGACACCAACGGCACAACAACTTTCCAGTTGGCTGCCGCAGAAGGCGCCGCAAACATTGTTACAGCTGCGGGTAACACACGTGGTCTCACATTTACAGAAGCTGCTATAACCACAGCCAAATCTGGTGCAGATCCTGTTACTTGGACCAACGGTACAGGCAATCTGACCCTGGCACAGGTAGCCAACTATACATCATAATAGTTAAGACAGCACTAAAACTAATCCCGCTTCGGCGGGATTTTTTATGGTTCTATAGTCAAACAAATCGCATAAATACCCTAGAGGATCTGTGAATGACAACATATAAAAATACCAGTGGCGACCTGACCTATACTGTGCGTCCTGATGGCCAGGGTACATTCACGATCAATGCTAATCTAGTAGTCAACGGCAACGTTACCAGCACCACAGGCAACACTGTCAGCAGTCCATTTATAACAGTGGCTGCTAACAATACCGGTTCCTTGACAGACATGGGCATGATAGCCCAAAAAACATCCAACACCTTTGCTGGATTACGTTTTGACACCACAGCCAATACCTGGCAAATCAGTTCCAGCGTACTGGCCAATGGATACCCAGTTTCCAACTATGCCAATCTACTGAGTGTGAACTCAGCAGCAGGCAGCAACACACAGATACAGTTCAACAACAATACCACATTTGGTGCCAGTCCTAATCTGACCTTTGACTTCAACAACAACATCCTGGGCATATCTGGCCAGGCATCAGTGTTGGGCAATGTCTACCTAAACGGATTCCAGACCCTGGCCAATATTGCCAGACCTAACAGTGTCGCCAACACAGTTATAATCTATAGCAATGCCGCCGGAGTTGGTGGCACTGGCCTGTACTTTACTTCCAATGTAGCACAAGACGAGCTGATAAGCAAAAGCAAGTCCATTGTCTACAGTTTAATATTTTAAGGATCATTATGACCATCGCAACTGCTACACTAACAACCACACCGGCCAACGTTTATATCAGCTCGGGCAACACTGCCATCACAAGTTTGACCTTGTGCAACTGGAGTCCTGGCAATGTCACTGCCAACCTGTTTGTGGTTCCTAATGGCAGCAGTGCTACCACCAACAACATTGCACTCAGTGCCATACTGTTGACCACCGGTGATACCTATCAACTGTATGCAGCCGCAGAAAAATTATTGTTAAGCAACGGTGACACCATCCAAGCCAATGCATCGATTGCCAACGCAATCACAGTGGTTACAAGTTATACTTCAATATAATGGGATATTTTTTAAAGAACAGGCAGATACCTTCGGGCAGTACCGGAGTAGGGTTGCCTGTTGGCGGAACCAATGTAAGACCGCCTGAGCCAGTTAGTGGTATCATCAGATTCAACACCGACAGCGGTGGATTTATTGAATACTACAATCAAGAAATCAATTCCTGGGTCAATCTAAATCAACAGGGTGGATATGGCAATGCCAACGTGGCCGCTTTCCTGGAAAGCAATCCAACCATGTACATACGGATCGATGGCTACGTCAGCGCATCGGGCAACGTGTACGGCAACTATATCATCGGCGACGGCGGACATTTAACCAACGTGGCTAGCAACTACGGCAATGCCAATGTGGCCAACTTCCTAGGCAACCTAGGCAATGTCAATATCAGTACCTTAGGCAACATCACAGCCAACTATTATTTTGGTAACGGAAGTCAACTGACAGGTCTTGGCAAGGCCAACACCGGCAACATCACATTCAGCAACAACATCATCAGCACTGACATTGCCAACGGCGCAGTGATCTTGACTGGTAATGGTACAGGTAACGTGGTAATCACAGCATCTGGTAACATTGGCGGTACAGTGGGTCTACAGATTGGTACACCTCAACTGGGCAATCTTATTGGAGCTGTTAATCTTTCTCCGCAGTCGTCGGTTACCAACAGCATTGCCGAGCTGAATCAAATCTTGGGTCTGTTAATTCCAATTCCACCTCCTAATTTTCCTGGCAACGTGCCACTGACCGTGACCAACACAGCCAGTTACCGCATGGCCAATGGAGTGACTCAGTCTGATAACACACAGACTGGCAGCAAAGTGGTCTCGGCCGGAACAGCGGTCAATGCTGTGGTTCGCAACAACAGCTATACCACATCACAGATACTCACAGTGGGCCCTGGCAATGCTGGAGTACTCACAGCATATCTCAACAGTGTTGATGTGGGAAATGTTACATTCTTTGCCAATGCCAACCCCACAGCCAATGGCACACACGGAAGTCTAGTTGTGTTTAACAACGAAGATTATCATGCGGCCAATGCCAATATCATTGCCGGATTTTACGATGTATTCAGTACCTATGCCACAGGTACAGTGACACAAGGTTGGAACGAAATATATCTAGCAGATACCATAACAGCTAATACTGTGACACCGGTCTGGTACTACGACAACAGCAGTCCGGGTACACCGCAATTTAGCACCACAGCCATAGCTCCTCAGGCCGCTCCCAGTTACATTTACAGCAGTACCATTCCACACTATATTGGTGGAACCACGTTCAGTCTAACCGGAAATGTAAATCGTCTCAGTGGCAACATGTACCCTACTGTTGATACCTTTATCACCGGTTCGGGTGCTGGCGCATTCGGAACACCAGTTTCTTTGACCTATGCGTCGGCCAACATACCCACACCGGTACAACAAAATCTCTATGCCAACTCAGGTAATCTGAGATTTTCGACCACAACGTCCATCATCAATGGTTTTGGATCTGCCAATGCAGGTCCTAGCCTTACTGTCAACAACAGCTATGCCACAAGTTCGGCCGTATTTGCTCCTGGAAAAATAGTGTTGTACAAAACCGGAAACAGCACTCCAGTTGATGAAGGAAACATTGTGGTCGGCAATTCAGTAGGTAGCGGCGCCACCAATGCGTTCCGCATTGTTAATCCTGGCACTGGAAACACACCGGTGTTCACCGGCACAGAAGCGGCATTCAACAGCATAACCGGTCCGCTATATACTTACGATGCTGTGGTAGTTGGATCTGGATCTCAAGGCATCTTGACCTTTAGTCAAACCAATTTCAACACCGGTTATCTACCAGCTGGCCCAAACTTGTCTACCCAAGGATCTAGTCAATGGTTCACTTTTAAATTTGTACGCACATCGGTCAGCAAATTCAACATCAACATCACCGGCACCATTGGTGGCATGTGGGTGGCCTTGCCTGGTAGTGCATTAGATACTGCCACCGGTGGTAAAGGACCCACATCAGGACTTAACGGATGGCTCAACATGCACTTGCCTTACGGTGGTGCTGGCATTCCTGGAAGCAACGTGGCCAACGGTGGCAACGGCAGCGATGGATGCAGTCTAGGCGGTGCAGTACCTATCAACACGGCCATCAACGGCAGTTATACCTGTACGTTTGGTACCTTAAACAGCAGCACTACCGCAACCAACGAAATTTATGTACGCATCTATCTTACCTCAGGGCAGAGCGTGACCGCACTATCAATATCACAGGCGACCAACTAAATGACCATTCCATTAGATCAAGAAGTTGACCTTCTATACAAAAAATTAGCTGGGGTAGCCAAGACTGACACAGCCAACAACAAGAGTGTCAGCAACGAAAGCATACTGAGCCCGATGCTGAATCGCGGCGACACAGAATGGACACAGGCTGCTAATATTCCGGCCACTGCATCGGCTGTGGGCAACTTGATCACGGCCTATGTGGGCAATGCAGCCATACAGTGTACAGCAGACGTAACCTGTGTGCCTATTGGCAACGTGTATCCGACCTGGCTCACAGGATTGACCAACTGGATCCCACCCGAATTTGGTGGCACCTATGCGGTGCAGGCCTATGTGGGACCTCCGGGCTATGCGGCTAACATCACCACTACAGGTACCCTAATCACCTCAGCCGGATCGGCCAATGTGGGTGCTTACTATTTTGATTACCAAGCCGGCCTCTTAAACTTTATCGGCGAAACTATTCCTCCAGTAATGACGGCCAACAGCGTGATCTACATTACTGGTTATAGATATACTGGCTTGGTGGGCGTGACCAATTTGCCCAGCGGAACCAATGTGGGCAATATCACCATAAGCAACAGCACAATCACTACCAATCAAGCCAACAGCAATATCACTTTAGCGGCCAATGGTACTGGCAACATCAACATAACCAACAGTTTAAGCGCAGTTGGTAACATTTCAGGCAACTATTTCATTGGTAACGGCAGTCAACTGACTGGTGTATTTGTAGGAACCACAACAAATATCAGCAATGGTACGTCCAATGTCAACATTGCCACAGCCAACGGCAACGTCACAGTGGGCGTCAGCGGTGTGGGCAACATAGCCACATTCAGTCCCATGGGCATGAGTGTGTACGGCAACATCATGGGACCAGTGCCAGCATCGGCCCTGACCTTGTATGTGGCCACCAACGGTAGCGACAGCAATACTGGTAGCATCAATGATCCATTCCGTACCATCAAAGCGGCCATGGCCGCCGCAGCCACACAGTCTTACAGCGGAA